CATCGCGCTAGCCGCCGACCACGTAGCCGCGATGAAACGCCGGCGCCGGAAGCTGACCGCGCGCGAGATACGGGAAGCAGCCGCGATGGTCCGCGAAACGCTCGCGCTCTCCCGCGCCGCAGAGCTCGAACCGCCCCCGCGTCTAGACGCACCAGGAGGGGACACGGCAACCGCCGGCCCGGACACGGGCGCACTCGCCGCCGCAGCAGCAGAGATCGCCAGCGAAGCCCCGCCCCCGGAACCCTCCCACACGGGAGAAGCGGAGAGCGGGACGGGCGAACCCGGATCGCCACACGCCTAGACGACGGGAAGGGGACACGACGGCCCGGCTCGCAGGGGTGCGCCGATCGTCGCCCGGCTGCGGCGTCTAGACGCAGGGGCTGGGGTGCCTCGAGGGGCGCAGGGGCGGGGCGCAGGGGTGCGGCTCGAGGACGTCGGATCCCGCATGGACACGGGCGATCGGGCGCCTGCAGGGTGCGGACGGGCGGGGGTACGTACCCGGCGCCGGCGGGGCGGATCGGCGCGTCTAGACGGGCGGTCGGCCGCTACCCCCGCCCACCCCTTCGCCGGCTCGTCGGAGTCCCACGCAGTAAGGGATCCCTTCTCCGCGTGTGTGGTGAGTGTTCTGTGTCTGCCCCGGTATGTCTGCCCCGCGGGGCATGATCTTCTTTATGCCGACGAGGGATGAGCCGCGGTTGACGATCAGGTTGGGCGAGGGGTTGGATGAGCGGCTGACGGGTGCTGCGTTGGGGGTGGGGGTGCGGAAGGGGACGTTGGTGCGGCGGGCGATCGAGTTGGGGTTGGAGTTGGCGGTGGAGGAGGTTCGGGCGGTGGGCGGTGCGGGTGGCAATGGCGATGCTCCGGATCGTTCGCCGGGTCGCGGGGCGAAGCTGCCCGTACCGCCGACTGGCCGGGTTGACGCTTCGTCTGCGGCGAGGGGGGAGCGGCGGGTGATGCCTGCGGCGCGGGCGGCGGTGGGGGCGTTTCGGTTGGATGAGGTGGTGGCGCCGGTGGTGGGGGATATGGTGCGGGCGCGGCGGGCGATCAACGCGGGCCTGGTCAGGGTTGGTGGTCGGGTGGTGCGTGATCCGATGGCCAGGGTGGATCCGGCGCTGGTCGCGGTCGAGTCGTGACGCTGGTAGGCTGCGCGCATCCGCGGTGCCTCCGGCCCCGTTGGTGAACATGGACGGCGATGCGCCCCGGCTTGGGTTCTTGGCGGAGTCCGGCGGCCGGGGCGCTCGTGTGTCCGGGGTCGCTGCAACGGTTCCTGCGTGCCCATGCTTCCTCAGATGCTCAGGTCTGCATCGCAGCCGCCGAATCTGCGGCGGGGGAACGCTCGCGCGCGGTGCGGGTTGTGCGCGCACTTCGGGCGGGGCGAGTGCATGAAGTACGGCGTGGCGGTGAAGCCGACGGCGCTGTGTGACAGCTACGTGTCGAACAAGGAGAAGAAGTCGTGAGCAAGCTCGCTCCGGGTTCCGCGGTGCGCGTGCTGCGCGGCGGGTCCGATCATGTCGCTCAGGTGACGTCGCCGGCGGACGGGACGAACCTGGGGATCCGCACGCTCGAGCCGGGCGCGTACGTGGCGGCGGACGAGTGCGGGAACGAGGTGGCGTTCATCGTGGACGCGCCGAACGAGCTCGTCGTCCTCGAGGTCGATGGGTCGCGGAAGGGCGCGGCGGTCACGGTGTCGGGTCCGGGTGGCCGGGTGGTGGACGTGGTGCCGCCGGCGGAGGATCTGACGGGTGGGCTGGCGCCGTCGGCGCAGGCGCCGGTCCAGGCGGTCGATCGTGACGCGGTGGAGAACGTGGACGTGCGGCCGGTGGGCCGGAAGGCGCCGCGGGCGCCGCGTCCGTCGGAGCTCGCCGCGCGTGAGGCGAAGGCGGCGGGCAAGAAGCCCGCGAAGAAGCGCCGGAACCCGCTGCGTCGCAAGAAGTAGCCGTGGCGGTGACGGTCGATGCCGCCGCGCTCGAGGAGGCGCGGCGGCGGTTCCGGGAGGACTACACGTTCTACCCGGAGCGGTGTCTCAAGATCGTCACGAAGGCGGGCGAGACGGTCCCGTTCCGGTTGAAGCGTCCGCAGGAGCGGTTGGCGCGTGGGCTGATGGCGCAGCGGGACGCGGGGCTGCCGCAGCGGGCGGTGATCCTCAAGTCGCGGCAGGTGGGGTTCTCGACGCTCGCGCAGGGGTTGATGATCCAGCGGGCGACGCAGACCGCGAACCATCACGCGTTGATCGTCGCGCAGGACACGAAGACGGTCGGGTCGATCTTCCGGATGGGCCGTCGCATGTGGCGGAACCTGCCGGCGGACGTGAAGCCTCCGCTGGTCGGGGACAGGAACGGGCGCGGCGAGGCGTTCATGCATTTCGGGGAGCCGTCGCGGATGCTGCGCGCGCAGGGGATGGCGGGCCTGGATTCGCTGATCGAGGTCGGGTCGGCGCGCGAGGTGGACGCCGGGCGAGGGATCACGCCGCACTCGCTGCACCTCTCGGAGGTGGCGTTCTGGCGGTCGAGCGAGAAGATGCTCGCGCTCAAGAACGCGGTGCCGGACGTGCCGGGTTCGCTGATCCTCGCGGAGTCGACGGCGAACGGTCACAACTGGTTCCGCAAGGACTGGCACGCCGCGGTCGCTGGGGAGTCGGGGTACCTCGCGATCTTCACGCCGTGGTTCGAGGAGGACGAGTACCGGATCGCGTTCCCGGACGCGCGGGCGCTCGAGTCGTTCGAGGCGAGCATCGGGCATGGGAAGTACGGGGAGGACGAGCCGGCGCTCGTGGCGTTGATCGGTGAGCGGGTGCGCGAGTGGGAGGCGGAGTGGGGCGACGAGCCGCTGACGGAGAAGCAGCTGCGGGTGCGGGTGCTGGAGCATCTGGCGTGGCGGCGGCGGACGATCGCGTCGCGCTGCGAGGGTGACGTCGACAAGTTCCATCAGGAGTACCCGTCGACTCCGGATGAGGCGTTCCTGTCGACGGGGCGCCGCGTGTTCCCGGCGAAGCATGTCGGGGAGATCCTCAAGCGGTGCGAGGTGACGGATCCGGTGGTGCCGTCGCTGGAGCGGCCGGGGCCGGTGCGCGGCGGGTTCGTGCCGACGGCGACGCGGACGGTGCGGGTGGCGCATGGCGGGACGCTCGAGGTGCCGACGCGGGTGCGGTGGGTGCCTGCGCGCGAGCTCGGGGACGCGCCCGCTGCGTGGAAGCTCTGGCATCTTCCGGATCCCGGTGACGAGGACGCGGAGCCGCGGCGCCCGCCGGGCAGGTACATCGCCGGCGTGGACGTCATGTCCGGCGAGGAGGACGAGGACGGCACGCTCGCGCGGCACGCCGTCGAGGTGATCGATCACCGCACGCTGCGGCAGGTGGCGGAGTACGACTCGCAGGCGGACGCGGACACGCTCGCGATCGAGACGCTCAAGGCGGCGCTGTTCTTCCACCACGCGATCATCGCCGTCGAGATCACGGGCGGCTGGGGAATCCCGGTGGTGAACCGGCTCGCGCGGGAGTACCGCTACCCGCGGCTGTTCCGGCGCACGCCGGCGGACCGGCGGATGGTCGATCCGTCGCAGCGGCTCGGGTGGTCGACGGACGTGGCGACGAAGCCGCTGATGGAGGCGCGCGGGGTGGAGCTCGTGCGCGAGGGGCACGATGGGATCGTGAGCCGGGAGCTTGCGGCGCAGATGCTCACGTACATCAGGAACGAGCGCGGGAAGTCGAAGCCGGAGCCGGGGAAGTTGTCGGACCGGCTGATGGCGTGGCTGATCGCGCAGGTGGTCGCGACGATCGCGCCGGTTCCGACGCGGGACATTCGCTCGTCATCGTCGTCCACCGTCGGCGCTACGGTCCGCGCCACGGTGGGCGATGGCTGAGTGGCGCTACTTCATCTGTGACTGCTGCGGGGTCCGGCTGTCGGTGCCGGGGACGGTGCCGCCGAAGTGCAACATGGGCCACGACAAACAGGCGATGCGCGAGGTGGAGGAGGCGGAGTACCACGGGCCGCTGCGCCGTGATCCCCGACGGAGCGAGGACTGACGTGCGCTGGTGGCTTGACTTCCTGATCGACCGGGTGTTCTGGATCGTGCGACTGCGAGGCGACCGATGAGCGGGTTCTCGTTGTGGCTGCCGTCGGGCGTGGCGCCGCACAACCCGGCGCGGAAGATGGGCAAGATCGAGGACGACCGGCCGGTCATCGGCGTTTGCCGTGTCCCGACGGGCGTGGACGCGATGGGGAACGAGACGGTGTGCGGGATGCCGTTCCGGGAGGGGGAGGAGCGCGCGATGGTGCTGCACGCGCGGCTTTGCACGGAGCGGCACGCGGACGAGATCCGTGCGGCGAGCGAGCGGCATCACCCGGAGATCCTCAAGCCCTGGGACAAGGAGTTCTCGGAGTGGCTGCGGTCGAACCGCGAGGGGATCAACCAGGGGAAGATCAAGGCGTTCTAGTCGTTCCCGTCCGCGCGCGCGGGCATCCTGCGCGGTGAACCCCGACCCGCAGCAGGAGGACATGATGGGAAGCACCGCGCGCCGTGTGTACGTGATCGAGGAGGCCTACGACCCGGAGACGGGCGAGCCGACTGGCTGCTACGACCGGCAGCAGGCGGCGGAGCTTCTCGCGGATCTCGAGGGCGTCCTCGCGCGCGTGGGCGGGATGGTGAACATCGCCGCGCGCCGCGTCCAGGTCGGTGAGGTGATGGGCGAGCCGATCGGGGAGTCCCGCGAGCTCGTGGTGACGTGGGACTCGTTCGCGCCGCTCGAGCGCCTCGAGGACGGGCCGGCGGAGGACGCGCCCGTCGCGGACGCGGACCATCCGCTCGTCGCCGGCGACGAGGACGACACGCGCACGGCGGAGGAGATCGCCGCGGAGTTCGGCGCGGAGCCGGTCGCGGAGACGGCGTAGCCGATGAGCCTGAACCTGCCGAAGCGTGAGCGCGCGCTGCTCGAGGAGATCCTCGGCCGTCTGAGCGAGGCGGAGCCGACGCACCTCGCGCACACGGAACGGTGGGAGCACTTCTACCGGCTCTACCGCTCGTACACGCAGTTCAAGCGGGAGCGGATGCGGGTCCGGACGCGCCGCGACGCGGACGATCTGAACGACGCGGCGAAGCGCGAGTTCGGGGATCTGATGTTCGTGCCGATGGCGTTCGCGATCGTGGAGACGACGCTGCCGCGGATGCTGTCGCAGAACCCCGGCATGGTTCTCCGGCCGCGCGAGCGCGATTGGGAGGATTCGGTCGAGCCGCTCAAGGTGCTGCTCCAGGTGCATCAGGAGCGCGGCGCCTACCCGCTGGTGTTGCAGGACGTCGGGAAGGACGGCCTGATCTACGGCCTCGGCGTGGAGAAGGTGTGGTACGAGCGGCGCACGCTCCAGCGGACGATCCTCGAGCCGGCGACGGTGCCGGAGGGGGACAAGAAGTGGGTGCAGGGGTCGCGCAAGGTGGTGAGCGAGGGGCCGCGCGCGGAGTGCATCGACCCGTTCGACTTCATCCCCGATCCGATCGCGGACGCGGTGGAGAACATGCGGTACGCGTTCCATCGCTCGTGGCGGGATGACCGCTACGTTCGCGAGAAGATCGAGCGCAAGGAGTGGTCGCTGCCGCGTGGCGTGTCGATCGATGATCTGCTCTCGCAGGGGTCGAACAAGCGGAGCGAGGTGTGGTCGGGCCGGAACTCGGTGACGGGCACGCCGGAGCCGCAGAGCGAGGCGAAGGGCCGCGTTCACGAGGTGCTGGAGTTCCACGACGGCGCGCGCGTGGTGACGACCGTGGATCGCGTGTGCCCGGTGCAGGACGGCGACAACCCGTTCTGGCACGGGCAGCTGCCGTTCCACGTCTACCGGCCGACGAAGGTGCCGCACGAGCTCGTGGGCATCGGGGAGATCGAGGCGATCGAGGATTTGCAGGACGAGCTCAACGAGCTTCGCACTTCGCGCCGCGACAACGCGCGCCTGGTGCTGCAACGGCCGCTCGCCTATTGGGACGGGATGCTCGATCCGTCGGTCCTCGAGTTCGGGCCGGGGAAGCTGCTGCCGATGGAGGGAGACCCGCGGGAGCTTCTGTTCCCGATCCCGTTGCAGGAGCTTCCCGGCTCGGCGTTCCAGGAGAGCGCGGAGCTCAAGCAGGACGTGCAGTACGTGTCGGGGATCGATGACGCGACGGCGGGCGCCGGCGCGGATCAGCAGACCGCGACGGGGACGCAGCTGGTGCAGGCGGCGGCGAACGTGCGGATCCAGAACAAGGTGCTGCGCCTCGAGCATGAGGTGATCCGCGGGACGGCCCGTCAGTGGGTGGCGCTGTTCCAGCAGCACATCGACAAGCCGATGGACGTGGCGGGTCCGCCGCTGCCCGGTGAGGAGGATCGGAAGTTCTCGTGGTATCGCGTCGGCCCGGACGAGATCCAGGGCGAGTTCGAGATCGAGGTGGTCGGCGGTTCGACGCAGCCGGACAACCCGGTCCAGAAGCGGAACGACGCGCAGTTGGCGATGCAGATGTTCGGGCAGAACCCGGCGGTCGATCAGCGCAAGCTCGTGGAGTTCGCGTTGCAGAACATGGACGTTCCGCAGCCGGCGACGTGGTCGACGCCGCAGGAGCCGCAGGTGCCGATGGTGGCGCTCGAGCAGGTGCGCGCGGCGCTCGCGGATGCGGTGCAGTCCGGGGATCCGAACGTGGTGATGCAGCTGCTCGATCCGGCGACGTTCGATTCGCTGGTGCAGGGGGCGATGCAGCCGCCGCAGCCGGGCGAAGATGCGGGGGCGCCGACGGGGGACGTGCCGCCGGGCGGTCCGCCGGTTCCGCAGCCGCCGGCGCAGTAGTCCGTCCGCGCGTGTCGGCAGCGTTCCGCGCATGGCGAACTTCGTCTACA